ACCATTTTCGTGACTCCAGGAATATGGTTGGGAAAATATATACACATTGGTTAATAAAAATATTATTAAGCTAAATACGTTTTCGGATAAAATATTGGTGGAAATATAGGCATACCATATGGAGGTATTGCTCGTAATGGTATTGGAATAATTTTATACAGGTATGGGGAAATAGGTTTACAACTTAGAGAAGTGGAGCCTCCGTCACGTCAACGGGGTGGCTCTGCTGCGGGGCATACCCCCCTTCGAAGCTCAAGCATGGTGCCTACCACTACCCATGGCAGCGCAGTGAACGCAAGGGCTATGGGGTCATCCGCTAGCAATGGACTTGATAGGGCTATAGTATCAACCTAGATTGAATCAGTCAACTATTATTTTATTTAATTCTTTGTGTTGCATAACCATGTCACAGCGACACCATCAATTACTATCCCTTTATCCTGTGTCGTAATGATGATAGTTGACTTCAATTAACATACGTCCTATACTCCAAGCCTTTTACTACACTAAGGGGACAATAACATGACTAACCAGTTAATAGGTTACGTTCGAGTATCAACACGCGAGCAATCAACAGGCCGACAGTCTGACGGTATGGAGTCGCTCAAGCTTGATAAGGTATTCACCGAGAAAGCCAGCGGTAAGAGCAAGGACAGGCCAGAATTGCACGCTTGCATTGCTTACGCACGGGAAGGGGACACAGTATATATATATAGTATTGATCGCCTAGCGCGTAGCCTTAGCGACTTACAAGCCATTATCGCTGAGTTAGTAGACAAAGGCGTAACAGTTCAATTCATTAAAGAATGTCAAACATACTCCCGTGATAACTCCAACCCATTCAATAAAGTACTATTGCAAGTACTAGGCGCATTCGCTGAGTTCGAACGCAACATTATGTTAGAGCGACAAGCGGAAGGAATAGCACACGCTAAAGCAAATGGTACTAAGACAGGCAAGCCATTCGGTAAGCAACCGCTTGATATGACTAGGCGGGATGAAGCAATAAACTATAGTAAGCAAGGTATGAACATATCCCAAATAGCAAAGGCAATGAGTTTAAGCCGAGCCAGTATATACAAGCTCTTAGCCTAGACTTTCGACTACTCATTATTATATACCTTCATGATAGAGAGAGGCGTTAATAGTCTCTCTCATGCTTAGCCTCAAGTTCTTTAATCTTCTCCTTGAGTTCCTTAGTATCATCTGCGCTCTTAGTCTCGACAATCTGCTTCTCAACCCAGCCAAATTTTGCGCCTTGAGTCTTCAAGTACAATGCTTGTGCTTTAGGGTCTCCAGCTTCAGCCTGAATTGCTACAACCTTAGAAATGCGATTAACCATATCAGCTTGAGCACATGACAATTCATACTCGTAATGCTTAGTCACCGTTTCATCATCAAGCTTGACAATCTTAGCGATCAAGTAAACAGGAATACCAGCAACAGCAAGATCATTAATCCTTTGCCTTAATTCTGGCGTGGGTACATGGGTATTATCGTATAGTGCCATGATAGATATCCTTATCTATTGCGCGTTAAGCTTTCTTGCGCTTGTATAGTGCTTTCTTACCGTCAATCTTAACATCCGGTGTAACAGGTTGTAACACTTCAACGGTAAACTTATCAGGAACGCTAGTGGCTGGCACACAATCAGCGACAGCATTAATCAATTCCTTTGAAACAACATCTTCAATTGTAGCCTCAACCTTGACGGGCTTATCAATCGCTTTAATCTGTCCCTTACCAATACATGTATTACATTCGCCTATCATACCGCCGAGCTTTGGCACTTTCTTAGCACCACGGCAAGCGGGGCAGCGTATTAAATCAGTCATAACAATATCATCCTTGAGGTTAATTATTAATCTAAGTGTAGCATAGTACTAATATTTTAAAAATAATGTCGTATAAGTGCTAAATACCTATTGACAGTTAAACCTAGGTTGAATACAATGGCTGCATATTAACCAAGGGGACAATCAAAATGAACATCACTATAGGAACTCTAGCACACAATGGCCGTAACATGGATAGAAAGGAAACTGTAACCAGATGGACACTAATAGCATTCGATAATAACCAATTCAAAGAGCTTGCCACAATTCGCTGGTACATGGGAAGGTCAAGCAGTGCTAGCGTAGTATATTGCACAATCTGGGTGACTGGTCATGTGGTTGCAGATGGTTGCAGTGGATCGGGTCATGCTGGCGGTGGCGGTTACTGTAAATCATCAGCAGCATTTGAGGACGCACTACACAAAGCCGGTATTAAAACCGATCAGGGTATAAGTGGCCGTGGTATGACCGTTGTTGAAGATGCTTTGATTGCCCTAGGCAAACACGCTGGATTTGAACACGTTAAGCTGATAAGGGGCTGATATGAAATTTATAGTAATCGACTGGATGTATAACGTGTGCTTTGAATCGCAAGATGTGGAATTGCCAACATTTGAGGATGGATGGCAATTTCTCGAAGACAAGTTAAGCACAATTTACGGTGAAGATTATGAAGAACTCGAAATACAAGATTATTATATTGAGGAATACCGAGAAGGCATAGACCGCTTAATGTGGAACGGTCAGCGATACGTATTTAAACCAGATTATTACAAGGCTATAGCATGAAAATAGTATTAAGCAATGCAACATCCGGCAAGATGTGTACCGTTTACCCTAGGGGTGAGCCTGTACAGTTCTTTAACCGCAAAGCTTACAAGATATCAGCCCACATATTCAGGCGGATAGTTAAAACGCTTTGCCCTAAGCCTACAGATGATTTATTCGGCATTAATCACAAGGACGCAAATTATAGAGTGATTAAATGGGATTATAACTTTCGGGGTCATGGTGACGCTAGCGAATATTACATAGAGATTTTAAACAATGAAGAAATTTAAAGAGCTTCTAATTGCCGGAATAGATGAAGATATTCACGGTACTACAATTCAACGCCTTGTTAAGGTAAAGGAAACATTCGAAAGCGAAATGATATACAACGGCATTAAGCCCAGTATGGAATTATTAACTAAATGGCTTCAGGGCTTGCCCTGGGCTGTCCATGTACCATACGAGAATCACGCTATAATTGAATGGTACGAAACCACAATTAAACGCAAGCTTAAGACTGACCATATCAGGGAACGAAACGACATGACCACAGAGGCGCAAAGATTCCTAGAAAAGTATTGGGTACAATGTGGGCGTACACTATACGAAATGCTTTATAAATAAGGGGACACCATGAATAAATCGAACGAGCAGTATATAGAGCATGAAGTTAAATTGAGGCTTCATGACTGGAAATTCAAATTGTTAGAGCACAAGCTTAATTTCTTAATCGGGCTTGTGGCTACAAATTTGATACTACCGTCAGTAATTAAATACTTTGGCGGTTAAACATTAACTCAACTAGGGGACAATCCTATGAACGTAGATACAGCTATTCAAAACATGTTATTCAAAACCTCGGATCGCGAAATAGAGGATCTGGCATGGTGTGCGACTAAGGAAAGAGACGATACAATAAACCGCTATCAAGCTGCTTACAATTGGACAATAGCGCAGTGTGAGGAATTTCTGGATAATGTTTGCCTCGCGTTTGAACTATTGGTCAAGGATGTAACAGCATGAAAGATGAAATAGAGATTTTAAAGAAAATTAGACACCAGATTGCGCACTGTATGTCAGCCTATGGTGACGATCCAGAGCAATTAATGTACAAGCTTGAACAGCTAGTCATTGAGTGGTACGAGAAAGGGCAAAAAGAGGTAAATATTACTTGCCCACACTGCCACGAAATAATGACGGTGTACCATATGGAATGGTCAAAAATTGCTTGCTTGAAGTGCAAAGCAGAAATTACTCAACCCTATGGACGTACATTTATTGAAGATTGAAGATAAAGAGCTGCTCGAAGCATTGGGCAGCAATATACGCATGTTGCGCCATTATCTAGGCTATTCACAAGAGGCGTTCGCACGTCATATAGGTCTGGATCGCGGTTATATGGGGTGCGTAGAAAGAGGCGAAAGGAATCTAGCGACTATCAACTTAATCAAGATTGCTAGAGGGTTAAATGTCAGCGTAGGGAAACTATTTAAGGGCATAAAATGACGCATAAATCACAAATGGATTTTGACCAAGATAATCGAGCAAAGATTATTGAATTTATAAAGGACGCTGAAAAGCACCAAGATGATTTAAGCGGTAGCGTAATAGCTACTATGACACAATTTGTCATGAATCTAAGGCTAAACATTAGCCGTAAGGGTCAATCGCGCGGATGGTTAACGCCTGAAGAAATTATAGAGTCTCAAGTCGAAGAATTAAGGCGTTGTATCGTAGACTTAGAGGCGTACAAGGATCGATTAACTAAGGGAGTGAAAATACAATGAGCAGTCAAAAGCGTACCATTATCGGGGCTTGCGAGTATTCAATAGCCACATTGCAGAATCTTAAAAAGGACTTGCAGGACGTAGGGGCAAATAATCCAGAATTAAATTGGGCAATCGGTGGCATAGTTGCAACATTATCTAGCAACCTATTGCAGATATGCGATCAAGTGTTTCAGGAGTCAGTAGCAGACGGAAAGCCGGACGCTAAGCAGGATTTAACCGAGATAAAGGAACGATTCAGCGACTTTATTGACAGGATGGTTAACCATGAATGATTTCCAGAAGCTTTATTTATCCCTATTGCGAAAGCAAGTTGATGAAGAAATAGCGTACCTAGTCAGGAATGGACACAATAACGACAAGATAAGCGTACCGTGTATATTCTGCGTACAGCATCAGCATGGGTATTATTATTGCCGTAGGTTGATTGAGTTACGACAATTTCAATCTAGCATTATTTCCCATGGTAATCCTGCATTGAAGACTTATCGCGATACCCCAAAAGAACGTAAGAAAATAGGGTATTCTGCGGAAAATTACCCTGATAATACCCAAAGTTTGCCAATGTCTACTAAGCTAGATGTAGGGCAAATGCCTTTAATGTCCGTCAAGTTATAGCATACACCCCTAAAACCGCCATACGCGCGTTCTAGGGGTCTTGAAATTTTTACCCTAGCAAACCTATTGGTCTCCGTAGAAGTCTTGCCTATGGGCTGAAAAAATGGCTTTTTCGGCATTTCTAGTTGGAGGTAAGGGAGTTCGGAACCATCCAGGGGTAACTTCAGCGAAAGAACCACCATTAAAAGCAAAAATAGTTTCGAATGTATCGCCAAATCGATTCTTACGGCACTTGACTACGAATTGATTCCGATAACATGGGTCATCCTGATAGAGTTCGGGACGGTCAACACCAAACCATAGTGAAGCCGAACGGTGTCCACCAGATGAATCAGCAGCATCATGAGGCCATGGGCAACGGTCTTCAACCCCACGGTTCGCAGCACCTCGGTTAATCTGAGATAACGCAATCACGGTACAATTTAGCTCAATCGCGAGTTGTGCCAGTTTACCTGTGATGTACGATTGCTTCAGGTCATTGCGTTCGAAATGCAGTTTAGTTTCAACCAAACTAAGGTAATCCACCACGATGACGGATATAGGTTTCTCCATTGCCTTCAATCGCGCGGTAGTTAGGATGAAGTCTATGTCAGAAACCGAACGGCACATTGCAGTATCATAAATGCGCATTGGAACAGCAGCTAGTTTAGTCACCGCCTGAAGTCGCTCATCTTCAGTGAGTTGGTCAAATGGTTTTCCTCCACATATTCCAACGTGTCTCATCCAAATATGCCTATATAACATTTCAATTGAGAAAAATAATGTCTGGGTATCAGGTTGAGCACGAGCAATAACATCTGTGAGGTAGATAGAGAAACCAGTCTTACCCACACTCGCTCCAGCTGCGATAATGATTAAACTCCTTGGCATAATACCGCCTTGAAGTAGGTCATTAAGCTGATCGCATGTGGTCGGGATTTTAACTTCATCAACCAT